GATGTAACGGGCAGTAATCTAAGTACTGGCACGTATGAATACTTGCTTAACAAAGACGTTAATTTTATTCGTCAAGCCTACCCTACACCCAACGACAAAGGTGTTCCAAGATACTACGCTCTGTTTGGCCCCGCTGTCACTGGTAGCACAATTACTAATGAATTGACATTTATTGTTGGTCCCACACCTGATGCTAACTACAATGTTGAGTTGCATTACTACTATTACCCACAATCAATTACCACTGTGTCTAGTGGTCAGACTTGGTTAGGTGATAATTTTGATACGGTACTACTGTATGGCTCGCTGGTTGAGGCTTATACCTACATGAAAGGTGAGCCAGACATGATGGCATTGTATAACCAGAAGTATCAAGAAGCTTTGGCACTTGCAAAACGTTTGGGCGATGGTATGGAACGTCAAGACGCTTACCGTTCTGGTCAGTATCGTCAGAAGGTAACTTGATATGTCAATTGTTCAGACCCAAACCACCAGCTTTAAGGCGCAGTTGTATCAAGGTATTCATGACCTCACGACTGACGTTATTAAGATTGCTTTGTACACAGCTAACGCAAATCTTAACGAAGACACAACTGTGTACAGCACAGATAATGAAGTGTCGGCTACGGGTACATATCCAACAGGTGGATCACAGCTTACACCCATTACAGTCAGCACTTCTGGCTATACGGCTTACGTAGGCTTTCCTAACATTGCTTGGACAGGCGCAATTACCGCGAGATGTGCGTTGATCTATAACTCAAGTAAAGGCAACAAATCTGTTGCTGTGTTGGACTTTGGTTCAGACAAGACTTCTACAACTACGTTCACAGTCACTATGCCAACCAATGGCGCAACCACTTCACTAATTAGGAGTTCAAATTGATTGTTACGACAACCAAAGGCGACATGGACGATTCATTGCTTGAAAAACGTGAAGGCGATGTCGATAATGATAACGAGTACACCACGTGGGTGGAGTATTGGTTGGATGGCGAACTTGTCCACCGTTCGGTGCATGTTCAATTAAAGAAATCGGTGGGACTTACCGCCACAACAGCATCTTTCGAGTAAAGGAAATATCATGGCAAATACCCAAGCGATGTGCACCTCTTTCATGGGCGAACTCATGACGGCTACGCACAACTTCACCACAGGTACAGGTAACACGTTTAAAGCGGCTCTGTTCTTTTCTTCTGCGACATTGAATGCATCAACAACTGCATATTCAACAACAGGCGAAGTTACAGGCACAAACTACACGGCTGGCGGCGTAACGATTACCAATGGTACTTCCCCAACGGCAACTAACTCGTCTACTACGGCGGGCGTGGCTTATTGGACACCTACGGCAAGCTTCACATACACAAACGTGACAATCAACTCTGCCGCGTTTAACTGCGTGTTGGTTTACAACTCATCGGCTTCTAACAAGGCTGTTAGTGTGCACACCTTTGGCGATCAAACTGTGACTGCCGGTACGTTTACTTTGACAATGCCTTCTAACACAACAACTACTGCGCTGATCCGTTTGGCAACAACCTGATCTAGCCTGACTTAAGGGCGGGTCATGACAACTGCATGGGGCGCAGGGGCGTGGGGTGATTACACATGGGGTGGTCAGCAATCTGCCATCTCAGGTAATTCTGCGTCTGGTGCTGTTGGGACTGTTACCGCATCGGTTGAGTATCCTGTACCCATTACGGGCGTATCTGGTTCTGGTGCGGTTGGTTCAGTTGCGGTTGGTTCAATTACTGTTGCACTGACGGGTGTATCTGCTGCGGGGGTTGTTGGCACTGCCACTGTCTCAAGTTCTGAAGCTGAAACGGGCGTTCTGGGTATTGGCGCAGTTGGTACGGTTGGGTCTAGTCTTTCAGTCGCCCTGACAGGTGTAGCAGGTACAGGTTCTGTTGGCAGTGTTGCAGTTGGCACTATCTCAGTAGCGTTGACGGGTGTTCAAGCTATAGGCGCAGTTGGTACACAGACTCCGGGTATTGCTCCGGCTTTGTCTGGTGTTTCAGGTTCTGGTAGCGTAGGTTCTGTCTCGGTCGGTACGGTTTCTGTTGCACTTACTGGCGTGTCAGCTACGGGTGAACTTGGCACAGTGGTTCGCAAGTTTGTGCTTGATGGCGTTGAAGCTGCTGGTGCTGTTGGTACTGCTGGCGCTGGTGTTACAGTTGCTCTAACAGGTGTAGCGGCTTCGGGCTTGGTTGGTGATGATGTTCCGGTTAAAACACTGGCACTCACGGGGGTGTCAGCAACGGGCGCGGTAGGCACAATGTCAGTTGGCGCAAGGTTGAAAGCCATCACCGGTAATCAGGCAATGGGCGAGCTTGGAAGTTTTGGTGTGTTTTACTGGTCATTAATTGATGACAGCGAGAACGCAAACTGGCAAAATATCGATAACGTCGAGTCTGCGGGCTGGACAATAATTTCTACTTAGGGGTCACTAAATGGCTACAGCATATTCAACGCTTCTTGGTCTGGCACTTCCAGTACAGGGCGAACTCTCCGGCACATGGGGAGACATGGTAGACAACGGCATTACAAGATATGTAGATATTGCTGTTGCGGGCACTGTAACTTTGACCAATGACGGCGCAGTAAGCCTGTCGCTGACCAACGGTGACTCAAGTGCAACAAACATTGTTTCTTCTTTGACAGGTGCAGGTACTGTATCAGCGCAGTTTGCCATCATCAAAGTAACGGGCACACTGACAACAGCCAAGATTCTTACACCCCCATCATCAAGCCGCACATATGTGGTGGTCAATGCCGCTACGGGTAGCACAGTAACAGTTAAAGCAGCAACCCAACCCGGTGTGTCCATCGCTGTAGGCGAGACAGCCTTTGTGTATTTCAACGGCACGGACTATGTGAAGGTCGCGGGCACAGTTAATACGGGCGTCACTTCCTTCCAAACGTCACTAAGTGGTTTAACCCCAAGCACCTCCACAACAGGCGCAGTCACATTGGCTGGCACATTGGGCACATCTAGCGGCGGTACAAACCTAACATCATTCACATCAGGCGGTGTGGTTTACGCATCTAGTTCTAGTGCGTTGGCTACTGGGTCTGCGCTTACTTTTGATGGGACTAGTCTTGGTATTGGAACAAGTTCGCCACAAAGCAAATTACATATCTTCACCGCAGGTTCTGCCACGGCAAGACTTCATGGACAACGAGGATCAGATGGTGAAGTTGGTGTTTTAAATTTTAGTAACACCAATGATATAAGTGGTGGATACATTATTGGCTCTATTAGTGTTAATAGAACTGGCTATGATAACAGCGGAGCGTTAATTTTTAGCACAGCAGAAAGTGCGAGCACACCTACAGAGCGTATGCGCATTTCAAGCATAGGCAATGTAGGTATTGGGACAAGTTCACCTCAAAGCACCTACAAACTTACCATCAGCGGAACTGATAGCGTATTCCCTGCTGTTTATCTTGATAACACAACCAATTCCAAAGCATATTCAATGCGAGCAACGGGTACTTCGTTTATCGTTCGTGATAACACAGCAGGGGCAGATCGTATAACCCTCGACACATCAGGCAATCTAGGGCTTAGCGTTATACCAAACACGATGAACACGGGTTCTGGAAATATCCAACTAGGAAATAGCGGTAATCGTTGGGCATGGCTTGGTGTAGACCCAAATGGTGCGGCTCTTTTAGCCATGAACACTTACTACAATTCTGGCTATAAATATGCTGGGTCTTATGGCGCAGGTATGTATCTTTCAAACTTTGGCGCACATGAATGGTACACAGCCGCATCAGGCACAGCAGGAAACGCTATCTCCTTTACTCAGGCAATGACTCTAAATACAAGTGGACAACTTGCGGTTGGCGCGTCATTACCTCTTCTTACTTCGACTTATATAGGAAAATTATCTGTTGTCACCGCAGGTGGTGCAAACCTTAATGTTGGAGGCGGTAGCAACACTACAGACACGGTAATGAGCCGAATAGTTAGTGTTAATCAAAGTAACGGCAATTCTGGTAACACAGGGGCTAATGAGTTTCAAGGTATTACAAGTATCGAAACCGCATTGGTTACATCTAATTCCAATGTAAGTGGTGATAGCGGTGGCTATCTAATGTTTAAAACAAAGGCGCAAGCAGGTGCTCTTACAGAACGGGCAAGATTTTCAGCCGTAGGTGGTTTTTCAGTAGGCACAACAGCAGACCCCGGGGCTGGTGCAATTTACGCAACAGGCAACATCACTGCGTACTACTCTGACGCACGACTTAAAACTGTCAGTGGCAAGATTGAGAATGCTTTGGACAAAGTAGCACAGTTGTCTGGTGTGTACTACACAAAC